GATGCAACAGCCGTATATGGAGTTGATGATGTATTAGAAGCTAGTTACAGAGATAATAATGTTGATGCTCCATTAACTAAAATAGCAAGATCTGCATATCAAGCATTATCAAATAAAACATCTACAGGACAACCATCACAATATTTTGTACAAAGATTTATAGATAGAATTACAATAACATTATATCAAACACCTGGTGCATCACAAGCAGGTAAGTTTTTAAATTATTATTATGTAAAAAGAATACAAGATGCAGGAGCATATACTAATGCAACTGATGTTCCTTATAGATTTGTACCTTGTATGGTAGCAGGTTTAACTTTTTATTTATCACAAAAATATGCACCACAAAGAACACAAGAATTTAAATTATATTATGAGGATGAGTTTAAAAGAGCTTTACAAGAAGATGGTTCTCCTTCTAGTTCTTTCATTACACCTAATTCTTACTTTACGGAGATTAATTAATGGCTGTAGGTAAGTATGCAAAATTTATATCTGATCGATCTGGCATGGAGTTTCCATATAAAGAAATGAGAATAGAATGGAATGGTGCAAAAGTTCATACTTCAGAGTTCGAAAAGAAACATCCACAATTAGAACCAAAAAGATTTACAGCTGAACCACAAGGTTTACGTAATGCAAGACCTGATAGAGTTGAACCAGCAGTTGCAAGATTGTTAGGGTCTAATCCTTTTGCAATAACCAGTGGATCTACAACAATAACCGTTACAGAAATAAACCATGGAAGATCTACAAATGATACAGTAAGATTTAGAAATGTAGAGGGTTCACCGGGAGGACTAGCCTCAACAGCTTATACAGCCGGATCTGGTTTTACAATTACAGTTACTACTACAGATAAGTATACATTTACATTAGGGTCAACCCCTACTATAACAGAACAATCAGGAGGAATGACAGTTACAGCAGGACCAGTAACGCTAAACGCATAATGGCATATACTTTAACAAACATAACAGATGATATTAGAAACTATACGGAAGTTGATGACGGTGTTTTAACAACTGCAGTTGTAAATAGATTTATACAAAATGCAGAAAATAGAATCTATAGAGAGATCGATTCAGATGATAATAGACATTACGCTACATCTAATCTAGCTGTTGGAAATAGATACGTAACTATTCCATCTGATCTTAGAAATATTAGATACGTTCAATTGAAAGATACAAACGTAACTCCAAACACACAAACATTTTTAGAGAAAAAAGATACCAGTTATATGGCAGCGTTTTATGATACACCAAGCACATCTTCTGGGATACCAAAGTATTACGCTAACTGGGATGCAAACTTTTGGGTAGTAGCACCTACTCCAAATGCTACTTATGAGATAACTTTGGCTTATATGAAACAGCCAGTTAGTCTTACAGACACTACAAAAAGTGGAACTGGGACTTACTTATCTAATAAGTACCAAGACTTACTTTTATACGCCTCACTCGTAGAAGCATATGGATACTTGAAAGGTCCGGTAGATATGTTACAATACTACGAAGCGGCATATAAGAGAGCTGCAGCTTCATATTCTATTGAACAAGAAGGTAGAAGAAGAAGGGACGAATATCAAGATGGTGTTATTCGTAATAGTATAAAATCACCATCACCATAATAAGGAGATATAAAGTATGGCAAACATAGTACCTAATTCTTTCAAGTCCGGCTTGTTAAAAGGAACTTTTAATTTTGACACTTCTGGAAATGGAGGAAACACTTTCAAGTGTGCTTTGTATACTAGCATAAGTAACTACAGCGTAGCCTCAACTGTATTCCTATCAGGAACAGGACAAGGTGAAGTCAATCCAAGTGGAACAGCTTATCCAGCTGGTGGTAAAGATCTAACAAACGCAGGTATTGCAGGAACAACAACTGCATTCGTTGACTTTGATGATTTAACTTTTCCATCTGTTACATTGACTGCTGCAGGAGCTGCAATATACAAATCAACTGGAGGCGGAAACGAGCTTGTACTAGTTTTAGATTTTGGTGGCAATAAAACAGCAACTAATGGAGACTTCGTTATTCAGTTTCCTACTGCTGATGCTTCAAATGCTATTATTAGATTAGGCGACGCATAATAGAGGATTAATTAAATGGCTTTTGTACTTAACGACAGAGTTAAACAGACAAGTACGTCTACTGGCACAGGAACTATAAACCTATCAGCTACAGCTGAAACAGGTTTTGAAACTTTTGTTGCTGGTATTGGAACTACAAACAGTACGTTCTACTGTATTTCACATGATGGAACTTCTGAGTTTGAGGTCGGTATTGGAACTGTAACAGATGCATCACCTGATACACTTTCTAGAGATACCGTTATCTCCTCTTCAAATTCAGATAACAAAGTGGATTTTTCAGCAGGAACTAAAACTGTGTTTTGTACTTATCCTGCAAAACGTGCACCATCTGCAAGTATGACAGCTACAACTTATATAACAACACACTCTTCTACAATTTCTGATGTTCAAACAATGGACTCAGGAGTTTTAGCAGGACCAGTGACTGTATCAGGAACTGTAACAGTAACAGGTAATTTGGTAATTATATAATGAGTACAATAGAAGTAGATAAGATACAGCCACAATCAGGAACTAATTTACAGATTGGTGAGGCTGGTGACAGTTTAACATTTCAAAATGATGTTATACCAAACTCTGCTTTAGCAAATGAACAAATTACAATTAATGGTGTTGCTGTAAACTTAGGTGGTTCAGCTACAATACCAACAGAAACACAGCCTGTTATATCTAGTTTTACACCAACAGTTATAGATGCAGATGTAGGTGGCACAATAACTATTACAGGACAAAATTTTGCATCAATACCAAAAGTAGAATTACAAAGAGCAAATGGTGCTTTTCAATCTGCAACATCTGTTACATTTACAAGTGCAACAACAATAAGTTTTACAACAGGTACAGCTGGTTTAACAAATGGACAAAACGTTAGAATTTTAGTTACAAATCCAGATGGTAATGCAGCTAGAAGTGGTACAGATTTAACAGTATCAGATGGTCCAGTGTGGACCACAACAAGTTTAGCAAATGGAGAATCTGGTCAATCTTATTCAGCAAACTTAGATGTAACAGCAGATAGTGCTGCAACAATTGCAACGTCTCCTGTTTCAGGAGCCCTGCCTGCTGGTGTAACAATTGGATCTACATCAAATGTAAGTGGCTCTACATATAGAGCTGTATTATCAGGAACATTGCCAACAGTTGCAAGTGAAACACAGTATTCATTTACAATTCGAGCAACCGATGCGCAAGGTCAAACGGCGGATCAAGCGTTTACTTTAACATCTGAAGTTGGTATACAAAACTCTGGAGGATTCTGTTAATGGCTAGTGCATTTTTACATAGAACAATGGATAGAACTGCTGATAGTGGTTATACTAAAAAATGGGTTTGTAGCACATGGTTGAAAATCAGCAACCTAGGGTCAGTAGCTAATAAAGGATTATTTTCTATTCAAAAAGGTTCAACAAGTAATAGTAGATTAAATGTTGGTTTTGATAGTGGAGATAAGTTATGGGTTGAAACTAAAGATAGTACAGGAAATGATGATGCTTTTAAAGCAACAGATATGTTATTTAGAGATCCTAATGCTTGGTATCATATTTATATTAAATACGATAGTACAGAAAGTACAGCATCAGATAGACTTATAATAATTGTAAATGGTGTGGAACAAACTTACAACAATGTAAATGAAGTATCTAGTAATTTTGGTATATTAATGGATAGCTCTGTTGATTTTAGAGTAGGTATTTACAGAACTAATAGTGGTACCATTAGATACATGGATGGACAATACTCACATTTTCATTTTATAAACTACGAGGATGGAGCTACTCCAGATCCTTATACTGATTTTGGTGAAACAGATGCTTCAACTGGAATATGGATCCCTAAAACATCACCATCAGTTACATATGGAGATCAAAGCGTATTTTTAAAATTTGACAACTCTGCAAACATGGGATTAGATTCATCTGGTCAATCAAACAATTTAACAACGTCAGGTACAGTTATTCAAACTAAAGACACACCTAGTAATGTTCATGCCTCTGGAAATGTTATAGTTAAAGGAGCAAGTTCACAAACCACAGCTTCAAATATAGCTTTAACTGCTACGAGTGGACAAAATAGTTGGGAAATTTTATCTTCATCTTTCGCTGTTAATTCTGGAAAATGGTATGCAGAATTTAAAATGGGATCAAATCAAGTTGAATGTGGTATCATGGATATAGAACAAATGACAACTAGTGATATATATCCAGGTTCTACGTCAAGAGGATTTGGTTACAGAAACAATGGTGATGTTTATAAAGGCGGTAGTGGTCAAAGCGGAACTTTTGCAAGTTACACAGCAGGAGATATTATAGGCGTTGCTATGGATATGACAAATAATAAATTATACCTTTCTAAAAACGGTACTTGGCAAAACTCTGGAGATCCAACAAGTGGCTCTACAGGTACAGGTGCTTTATCTATTGATTCAGGATATAATTATTGTTTTGTTTTTGCAGCATACAATGGAAACATAAGTGCTAATTTTGGTAATGGACAATTTGGAACTTCAAACATAGCTTCAGCAGGATCAAATGGTAATGGGTCTTTGTTTGAATACGATGTGCCAACAGGGTATTATGCATTAAACACTAAAAACATAGGGACACAATCATAATGGCAGCTTATACAACAATTAGCAAACCAACTTTACACTTTAATACTAAACTTTATAGTGGTAATGGTTCTTCAAATGCTCAGACAGGAGTAGGATTTCAACCAGATTTCTTTTGGTGTAAATCAAGAAGTAACGCAGAAAACAATACTTTAATTGATGCGGTTAGAGGTGTTGGTAATGGTTTAACTTCAAATTCAAATGCCGTACAATATTCTGGAACTAACTTTGGTTCTTTTGATAGTGATGGTTTTACTTGGAGTGGTAATTTAGGTTCTGGTAATGAAAATGGTCAAAACTATGTAGCATGGAATTGGAAAGCAGGAGGTGGTCAAGGTTCATCAAATACAGATGGCTCTATAAATACAACTTACACATCAGCTAACGCTACAGCAGGTTTTTCAATATCACAATATACAGGAACAGGTTCAAACGCAACTATTGGACATGGTTTAGGTGTTGCCCCTAAAATGATTTTTACAAAACAACTTGGTCAATCAAGAGATTGGGGAGTTTATCACATAGCTGCAGGGAATGGTAGATATATGAATTTAAATGCTAATGGTGGTGAAACAAATTCATCTACTCATTGGCAATCTACTTCACCAACAAATTCTGTATTTTCTGTGGGAACCTCTGATCAAGTTAATAAATCTGCTGGAGTATATATAGCTTATTGTTTTGCAGAAGTAAGAGGATATTCTAAAATTGGTTATTACCAAGGAAATGCAAATGCTGATGGTCCTTTCATATATACTGGATTTAAACCAGGATTAATTATCATTAAATCATTAAGTACTAATCATTGGATGATGAGAGATTCTAAAAGACCTGGATTCAATCTTAATCAATATAAACTTTTTGCTGATAGAGATGTAGCTCAAAACACAGACACTTCAAACAAAATGGATTTTTTAAGTAATGGTTTTAAATGTAGAGAAACCAATACTGAACAAAATGGTAGTGGTACATACTATGCGTATTATGCGGTTGCAGAAAAAGCTTTAGTAGATTCAACAGGAAAAGTACCAGGGACGGCAGTATAATGAGTGAAGTAAAAGTAAATAAGATAAGTCCAAGATCAGGGACAACCGTTACCATGGGTGACAGTGGAGATACGATTGTATTTCCATCAAACGCTTTACAAAATTCATCATTACCTGGTTCAGGACAGATCACAATCAATGGTCAGGCGGTAGCGCTTGGTGGATCAGTAACAATTGCTACAGAAACAAGACCAACTTTTACATCTATTACACCATCAACAATCGAGAACACTCAAACATCTTGTGTTATAGCTGGTGGTAATTTTGCATCTGTACCTTTGGTTACAGCTATCAATAATTCTACAGGAGCAAGTGTTGTAGCTGATGAGGTATCTTTTCAATCAGCATCACAGATTACAGCTAAATTTACTTTATCTGTTGACGGAACATACAAATTATATATTGAAAACCCAGATGGTAATGCAGTACAAACAAACGCTGTATTAACAGTCTCTGATGTACCAGCGTGGGTAACTGGAGCAGGTTCATTAGGTGAATTTAGTCCAGGGGATACTATTTCAACAATTACAATTACAGCAACTAACGCAACATCTTTTGCAGTGCAGTCAGGATCTTTACCAACAGGTCTATCGTTGAATACTGGTTCAGGTTCTGCTACAATAACAGGAACTGTATCAGCTGGAATTTCTTCAGATACATTGTTTAGTTTTACAGTTCGAGCAACAGATGCGGAAGGACAAACTGCAGATCGAGCGTTTACTATAAATGTATCAGTAGGAGCAAATAACTCAGGACAGTTTAACTAGTATAATATTATGGCAAATAGTTATTTAAATAAAACATTAGGAACTCCAACAAATTCTAAAAAATTTACTTTTTCTGCTTGGGTTAAAAAATGCAGTAATAAATCTGGAGGACACTATCTATTAGATACTATTGGTCAATCTGCTGGTTCAGAAAATCCAATAGCTTTTGATGGAGATCAAAAATTTAGAGTAGG